ATCGTGGTCGCGATAACACCGGGATCGATACTCTTTCCTGGGCTAGTTCGTAGGTGGCCAGCGTTCGCCCATTCCAGATAACGCAGATTGCCAGATCCAAAGTCGCGATTAGAGTGCTCACGCAAGTGCTCAAGCGGCTTCCAGAAGAAAGGTCGGATCCTGCACGGGTCGGTTGCCGAGCCCATCACCAGCGCCGCTAGATCGACTGTGCTCGCAAGATCGAGCGCCAAATAGACTTCCTCGCGGTCCTCGAAACTGACAACACCGCCGCATTCTTTCCACTCGGCGCGTGAGATCAGCGTGGCGATCGGTGCGACACGCTGATTCAAAAACAAATTTCTCGTTTTAGGCTCTTCCGCCGGCATTCGCATGCTCTTCTTGATCGCGGTTATCAGGTCGTCGCGATCGCGAAAATCGCCTAGCGCAGGGTTGGCTTTCTTCCACTGCTTAGGATCGTCCAGATCACAGTTCTCATCGGCGGCATGCAAGTGACAGAGGATGCTAGGATCAGTCTTTGACAGCCCATCGTCTATCAGTTGCGACATTACGTGTTCGGGATCGTTGCTCTGCGTGCTGATAGCGATGAACAGCGGCTCATCGCGTGCACCGAAGGACGTATCGAGCACATCATAGAGATCGCGATTTTTAGCTTGGGCAAGCTCGTCATATATAACAAGACTCGGAAGGTAGCCGTGTTTTGTGCCCGCCTCTGCCGAGACCGCACGAAAGACCGATCCGCTTTGCCGCACGAGCATCGTTTTCGTTGATTGAATAATTTCTATGTGACGCATCAACTCTGGTTCAAGCTCCACCATCTGCTTGGCGAATTTGAAAACGATGGACGCCTGATCGCGATCGTTGGCGGCGCAGTATATCTCGCCGTTCGGCTCCCATTCCGGACCGACAAGATGCACCAGAACGATTGCAGCAATCAGGGCCGTTTTCCCATTCTTCCTGGCCATGCTGAGAATGGCACGCCGCACCACACGTTTTCCATTGCAGTGCGGCTCATAGATATCTTTGATAAATTTTTTCTGAAACGGCCGCAGCTTGAACGGTTTTCCCTGTCCCTTTCCGCTAGGAACGGTCAACATCTCGATGAAGTCGATGACGAGTTGGGCGCGCTCCCTGCCGTCCGCCGTTCGCCTAACCTGGGATGAATCTATCGAACTTACTGGCTTGCCGTGTTTCGCCGTACGGTCCAGCGGCGATGCGGGCTCTGGCGGAAGGGGTAAGTCCGAATTCACTTGCAAACCTCACCATATCAGCAGCGGCTTCTCGCGCAACAGTACGGAGCGGATTTTTCATCAGCTCGCCGTTTTCTTTGCCGACGAGCAGCCCTTTCATTTGAGCACCAGTCGCGGCGACTTCATTCATCAACTCGGTCGCCTCGCGCCAGATCTTATAACTTTGGCAATAAGCCGCCAATGGATTGATATCGACCAGCGTCACGAGCTTTAGACGATACAATTCGACCACGACACGACGCCACTCCTCTGCGGCATAGCCTTCCAGGAACGGCGGCGGTTCCGGGATCACATCCGGCATCAAAGGCTGCGGCTCATTCTTGGGCAGCTGCTTTTTGAGGGTGTCGCCTCGCAGTAGGCGCAGGTTCGTCGGCATTGGGGGCGGTCCTCGCATTCTGTTTTTTCCCTTCTACGCTAGGCCATCTTGGCCGCATTAACGTCGTCAAATGACTGATTTTGCTGGCTTTTTCGTTAGAAAAATACTTTAGGAAGTCCTTGCCTACCATGCACGACATGCCTATATTAGTCGTGGTGGCAGCATATAGCTGCTCAGGTTCACCGCCGGCTCCGGACCTTCCAAAAGTCCGAGTTCCGCGACCCCTACGGGGGCTCCGCAAGCAAAGCCGGTGCGCCCTCTCAGACCCCTAAGCCTTTCCGTTGGCCAGTCCTTTGCGGCGATAGTGTCAATGGTGCCGGGTTGTTGAAGCCTCTGGATTGCGATCTTCACGCGGATCGGATCCAGAAACTACACGTGGCCCCGACGTGATCTGATCGGGGCTAAGATTGATCCTTTCGCCTGTGGAGTCACATCAGCGTCGTGCTGTCATCCACGTAGCATCCGGGGCGCGTTCGCAATGCGTCTTATCCTATGCGCTGGCTTAGCGGCCAGAGAAGAAATGAGTGACTGCGAAGCTTGAAACGCCATGCGCTCGTGCACGGGCACATGGCAGGGAGGATCAATCTTAGAAACTAGGCTGTACGGCGTAAGAGTCTTGCCCAAGAGAGCCGCGACAAAGCGAATATCGGGTGTAGCCCGACGGCGGGAATAAGCGGAGCACGTAGTGTGGGAGCTTGGCAGCGTTTGAACCACTGTTGCAGTACAGCCGCCTACCGAAGCGCCCGGCTCGCCCTCGCCGGATCACGCGAGACTATGGGCATTGACGGAAGGGGATAGCAACCCGAAGGGCAACGCGGTGAGAGCGCGCGCCTTTCAAGATGCGATCCCGCATCAGAACGAAAATGGTGGAGTCTAAACAATGACAATTCTAACCGGACACATCAGTCCAGAGACTGCCTATGTGGTGGACGACTATCCATACGGTTTCCGATTGCGCTGCAAAATCCGCTATTGGCTAGAGTTCAGCCCTAAGCGCGGTTTTCGGTTTGTCTCGCAGACTACTAATCCAAAGCAAGGCAATGTTTGGAACAAGCCGAAGGCGTCAACCTACTGCCGCTTCGGCGGCTGCATGTATTTGAATGAGGAGGGCCATGTTACATGGGCCGGCCTTACGGAGTACAGCAACGGTATTGAAGCTAAGGCATTTGCCGACAAGTATGGAGACGGCGTGCCTGAAGCTGGCCGCGCCATGCTTAACAAGTGGGTAGCTGCAAAGCTCGCCTATGATGCCAGCCACACTCAGAGCAATCCGCTCTAAGTCGGCGTTCACAAATCAAGCATCCAAATAGTCCAGCGGAGGCGGCCCCTACACGGGACCGCTTACGCCGCTGCACTATCGCAGCAACAAACGCTTGGAGTCTCAACGGATGTCTATTCAAGAAGCTATTAGCTTGCTCAAAGCTAACGGTTATCGCGTCTCGAAACCGAAACCTAAAAAGGTGAAAGATCGCGTCGGACCTACATTCGTCGCCAAGTTCGCCGACGGCGAAATAACGCGAATGAGTACCTACACCTCCATAGCCGACCTTGACTGGGGACGCGGTCAACGGTTGTCGCGAGCCGCTTATCAGTCACGTATGGAACAACGCAAGCGTGATTGTTCCGTCCCGCCGATCGTGTCCTGCCATTTCGAACAGGATGGCGTGATGCTCGGCAAGCCTTTACGCGCTGCTGCTTAAAGTGAACAGCGGTTTGCCGGTGCACGTTGCACCGGCTTTCCAGTGTTCATTTCGAACACCAAACGGAGTCTACAGATGACAAACGACCCGACCAAAGCCGAAATGCTTGATTTTCTCACGGGCATCTATGGCGAAGAGTCAAACGACGATGCCGAGGTCGCGATCTATTGGTTTGCCAACGATTGGCATAGCGGCCAGTGGTCGAACCTCTATTCAGCATTGTCTATGTCGCCGTTCAACCCCGGTCCGATCTCTACGCTTGAAAGCGAGGGCGAGCACATTCGGGACATGTATAGCGATCTAGAATCGCAATTCACTAAGCAAAAGTGAGCAGCGCATCGCCCCGCTTCGCGCGGGGCTTTGCAGTGTTCATTTCGAACACCTCGCGCAATCCCGCGCGACTCAAAACTGGAGTCCTAATATGACGCTATCGAACGAACACGAAATCACGATCGCGGAAGCGGCTGTGCTGCTGGAGATTCTCACGGATGCCGGTGATACCGTCATGATGTGGGGCGTTCCCGGCATTGGCAAAACCGAGGTCGTGTTTCAGCTTGGCGCAAAGAAGCGCCGCAAAGTCATCCTGTTTCACGCAGCGTTGCGCGAGACTGTAGACCTACGCGGCATCCCGGTTCCCGACTTGGCAACCGGAAAGACGCGTTGGCTTGTTCCTGACGAGCTGCCGAACGCGGAACGCGATGGCCCTGAGGGCTATCTGTTTCTCGACGAAATCAACCAAGCAAACCCGCAGATGCAGGGCGTGCTGGGCAGTCTCGTTCTCGACGGCGCTGTCGGCGACTATCGCTTGCCTCCGGGCTGGCGCATCATCGCTGCCGGCAATCGCGTTTCCGATCGAGCCTCCGCGCAACGGATGCCCACGCAAATGCGCAACAAGATGTCGCATTTGTACATCACGGCAGACGTCAACGCGTATTGCCTCTGGGCAAACGCGAACGGCGTTGCACCGGAAGTCGT